TTAATGATGATACAGAAACAAAAAATGTAGTATCATTTATCAAATAAGGAGAAGTATCTACAGAATCGGTTTTATGTGTAACCTTTTCTCTTAAAGAAAAATTACCATTAGCTAATGTATATAAGTAATCTAATCTAATTCCTCTTCCCTTTTCATACAAAGAAGAATCTAATATCAAATATTCTCTTGTATATCCAGCATATTTCGAAAACATTTCACATGCAGTAGCTATGTTTTCGAATATCTGATCCTGATGTGCCTCTACTGAAACTAATGGTGCTCCTATAGCTCTTACTATTCTGTCTGCTAATCTAGCAAAAGAATTGATCTTATTGTTTAGATTAGTACTCTGGAATGCTTCTATTGGAGTAATTACACATGACATGTAATTATTTACCATTTATTTATATTATAAACTAAGCAGCAGGAGGAGGTGCTGCTGGAGCAGCACCAGCCTCTTCAGGAGGAGGTGTTGCTTCTGGTGCTTCTGCCCCAGTTGGCTCTGGTCCTGCTGGTCCTCCAGTAAAGGGGGGTGGCATTCCACCACCACCTCCACCACCACCCATTGCTGGGGGTGCTTCTCCTCCAGTTGCTCCTGCTGCTCCAGCTTCTGCTTGAGCAGCTAAAGCTTCTTTCCAATTAGGGCCAAGAGCTTCTATTTGCGCTAATTCCCATCTCAATTCTTTATCTTTTCGTAGGAATTCTCTGTTTGCTTTTACTTCAATATCAGTCCAACCTAAATATCTTTTTTGAGCAAAAGTTGGAGAAATAGATTCATTAGATGCTAAACTACCAAAATTAGAAACTTTTAATTCTAATTTTTGGCTTTCTCTTAATTCATAAAAGTTTGTAGGCACATTGAATGATAACTGAAGGGATTCTTCCTTCAATTCGTATTCTTTCCACAATCCTTTCATTTGAAGATGTGTGATAAACCCAGATTTTAAACCATTTGCAAATAGTTGTTGTAAACGAATTATAAATCTAGCAAACTTCAATTCTTCACGAAGCATGTCTGCTCCATCTCTAAATGCATCCTGTGGATCTAAACGAGTCGTAGGTACTTTTAGAGATTGGTAAAGCTTTTTAACAAAATACATTAAGTCTTCCAATTCACCTAAATTTCCTGCTCCTGCTAATTGAGTTACCGATGTTCCGTCAGAGCCTGCACGTTTCGCAAACCAAAAATTATCAAGAATTGATTGAGGATTAAATTTTTGTACAACACCACCCTGAGATGGATCATAAGTTTTACTGCTCCAATAATTTGTTATCATTTTACGGAGATATGCTTCTGCTTTTGGAGCAGGCATATTTCCAACATCAACATTAAATACCAATCTTTCTGGTGCTCTAGCTAGACGATAGATAACAATCGAATCTTCAATCATCGATAATTGTCTATATGCTCTTCGGCAATTTTCTAAGAATGGAAGACGCATTGTTTTATTTTCGTTCCAAACATCAGAATTTACATAAGTAATCTGATTTCTATCCATTGGGATGTAATCAATACCAATTTGTTTTAATGGATTGTTTGGATCAAATTTAGGTTTTCTGTATAAGAAACCTTTCACCATTACATTTTGTACATTTGAAAATACAGGGTCTATTAATTCGGTTGGTACTTGAACAACTCCTAAAATACCTTCATCTTTATAATCTTTATGTATAATATGCTCCCAATATATTTCACCTTCAGTTAATAACTGCCTGAAATAACCCCATCCTTTATGTTCAAAATCAAAATGACTAGTATAACGAGAAAATTCTTTCTGAATAGATTCCATTTGGAAATTAGATAATGCAATGTTTTTGAATTTTAAATTCATGCAATTATTAGTAACAGAATCTATATTAATACACTCATCACATATTTCATCTAATGCGTTTGCTACTTCAGAAAACGCCCCCATTATTCTATAATCTTTAATTCTTGCTGCTTTATCCTTTTGGATATTAGCATACATTACTTGACTATAATGCTTATCAGAAGTTACTTGGCCTAATGAAGCATTATTATAATCAAAATTTTGAGATATAGAATGACGAGCAAGAACTTCTGGTCTTCTGATACCAGTATCTTCGAAATATTTATATTTTGGGTTTAAAGTATCAGTAAGCTTTGATACATCTATGCCAGTATATGGCAATTTAGATGAAATATAATTCATCAATTCTCTACCAAATGTAGAAGTTTTCCCATCATTAAAATTATCTGCCATGCTTTTATTTATACTTTAAACAGAAGAAATATAGTAGAATTTGGTATTAATTGAATTTGTATCTTTCCATCCTATAGGATTTAAAACTACGAAATTTATTTTTGCATTTTTATTAAATGATGGTAATGTTACATGAATAGCATTTTTATTCATCACTTTATAATTTTCTTTAGGTAAAATAAACCCTCTTACTGTTGGATAATAATCATATGAAAGAGAAGTTAAATTAGTATAAAAATTATTTGAATTACTACTTATTAGTACATTTGTAGTATACTGAAAATTTTGACCTAGGATTATAAAGGTATTTCTATTTCCAACTAAAGTCTTTGAACCAGATAACTCCATTGGACCATTTTCTTGATTAAGATATATGTTTGTTAATAAAGGAGCACCAGAGATTGATACGGTTTCAGTTTCAGTTAATCCATTTATAGCAGAAAGGTCAGTAGAGTACGAATCGTAATTTAAATTAAATTTATCGGTTAGCCTAAAGTTAGAATCGACAAAATATATATTTTTATATAAATTATCCATTACAGCAGGAAATATCCAACCTTTAATTGTAAAGTTTGTACTTGCGGTAAATCTAGCTTTTGCTCCGCTTTCTAAATCTGTTGGATACTCTAAAGAAATATTACCATCCCATAATACTTCCGAACGTATTTCTTCTGTATTTTGTAATTGAAACTCAGTTGGAGTTTTCCATGAAATTATTATATAAGGATTTGAATAAGGAACAAAATTAGATAAAATTTGTTCTAAATCAGTTTGATAATTAGCTATAATACTAACAGCAACAGACAGATTAACTGGCACTGGCATTGAAACCCGTGCAGTTAATCTGTTCTGTGTGTTTCTCCCTATGGGTTCGAAAAACCCATCAATCTTATTAAAAACTCTAGTTTCGTCTCTCTGTATTGATGTAATATTAACAGAGATAACAGGTAGAGTTATATTTTGTGCTTTATTTACAAGATCATATAATACTCTTTCCTTCGGAGCATGTATATATCTTACCTTGATCCGTTCCTTTTCTACTCTTTGTTTGTTAAACCTAGATATAACAACATCATCCATTGCAGCTACGAACTGCGTCAATAGATCATGTATTTCGAAATGGTACGTCTTATTTTCCATGTTACTCTTATATTTATCTAATAAGAGTAACAACAAGATTAAACAAACCGCTTCATAAAATATTTTGGTAGCTTGTGAGCACTTCTAATCACAGCATCAGCAATAGTTCCATCTAAAATATAAGTAACACACTTGTCGTTCCTAGACCTAACCCCTCTACCACAAGCTTGGATAAGGTTATTAAGCATCTTATTTACATACCAATCCTTATCTTCTTTAAAAAGCCTTTTGATCCTCTCATCATATAAAGGTAGATAAGCAGCTTTGGTAACGATCTGAAACCTAGCTAGGTCTTCTTTAAGGTCTACACCGTAAGCCATTGATGGGCTAACCAAGATTGTAGGTTCTTTGGATTCAAAATGCAACTTCAAGATTTGCTCATTATCCAAACCATCTACACGAAACAAAAACCTAGGATCATCGATATTATCTTTTAGATATTGTGTGATCTCATTTGTATGAGTATGGATGATTCCCTTCTCATTCTTATGATGGTCACACAAACCAAGAATAGTATCCTTTATAAATGGAAGCTTTTCTTTTAGGTTTTTGTGGTTAATCTTATTACCAGTCATTACATTAATCGGAGCATTTGCTGGATCAAAGGTTGAATCGACTTCAATGTATTTGAATTTTTTAATACCAAGAGTTTTAGCAAAGTTTTCTGGATCAATAATGGTAGCAGACATTAATAGAATCTTCCCTCCATGAGAAAACAAATGCTTTGCTAAATTATCAACTCTAAATGGCTTTAAAGTGATTCCATCAATATTATGTTCTATAACATATTCACATTCTTTCCAAGTATCTACAGTTGCGTGCATTTGCCTCAACATGTTATTGAATAATTTAAATCTTTGGATGTTTGA